CAATAAAAATAGACAATATAAACATTTATGAAATATTTAAATAATTTTATTTCAGAAGCAAAACAAGGAAAAACTGCAGTAATTACTTATGGTAGGATGAATCCTCCCACTGTAGGTCATGTCAAATTGGGATTAAAAATACAAAATGAATCTAAAAAAAGAAAAGCAGATTCATTTATATTTTTATCTCCTACTCAAAATGCTAAAAAAGACCCTTTAAGTCCTGAAAGAAAAAAATATTATGCTCAAAAAGTTTTTGGTAAAAATATTACAGTTGAAATTAAGCCTAATATTTTTACAGCATTGTCCCATATTTACGATAAAGGATATAGAAATGTAGTTATTGTTGTTGGTGATGATCGAATTGATGATTTTTCAAAAACAGTGCCAAAATATAATGGTGTAAAAAGTAAACATGGTTTTTATGATTTTGAATTAATTGGTATAGAAAGTTCTGGAAAACGTGATCCGAATTCCAAAGGAGTGGAAGGAATGTCTGCATCAAAAATGCGAGAATTGGCTACTTCTGGTAATTTTGAAGAATTTAAAAATGCTATGATTTCTAATGATAGAGATAAACAATCGATTTTAAAAGATAACGAAGTAAAATCATTATATAATGAAATACGAAAAGCAATGAAAGTGGAAAGTACACAACATGATAAACAATTACACAATTTATCCGAGGCAGACAAGAACACGAAGCATTATACGGAATCTGGAGCAAATAAAAAAAGTCCGGATGATTCAAGAGTGCCAGGACATCAACCAAAAAAATATGGCGCAGGACTTTCAAAATCAGAAGCGGAAAGAAGATATTCTCATTTCGAAAAGAATAAAGAAAAATCAGATAGCGATCCTGATGCTTATAAACCAGCACCCGGTGACGATGAACCAGCACCTAAACAATCAAAATATACAAAGAAATATAAACAAATGTATGGTGAAGAATTCATATCAGAAGCAGAAATTGCAGGCCTTAAAAAGAAAGCAGAAAAATCAGGAGTTTCATACGGTATCTTAAAGAAAGTGTGGAATCGTGGCATAGCAGCCTGGAAAGAAGGTCACAGACCAGGTACAACTCCACAACAATGGGCATATGCTAGGGTTAATTCATTTTTAACAGGTGGTAAAACAAGAACAACCGCAGATGCTGATTTATGGGCAAAAACTAAAAAGAAAAAAACAAATGAAGAATTTGGTATCGACAGATTGTTTAAGGAATGGTTGAATCTTTCAGAAGGAGATAAAAATGAAAACTTTTAAGCAGTTGAAAGAAGATTTAAATAATCCAGTTGATGAAAAAACTATTGAAGAAGCAATAAATTATCATATTGATAATGGTATACCTTTTGCTGAAAGTGTTTTTAGATTGCACTCAGAATCATTTTATAGATTTTTTAGATTTGCAAAGCAACAATATCAAAAAGGTTTGTTTGAAAATTTAAATGAATTTGATGAAGAATTATTGCAGACGGATATTGGTGAATTTGCAATATATGATGGAGAAAATGTGCCTTTGGACATTCCTATACAGATCCAAGAAGAAGACGAAAAAAATCCACCATTGGGTAAACCAAAAACTGGTGGTCCAAAAAAATACTATGTATTTGTCAAAGACCCTAGTACAGGAAACATAAAAAAAGTTACTTGGGGAGACACAACTGGGCTGAAAAATAAAATGAATGATCCAGAGGCGAGAAAAAGTTTTGCCGCAAGACATAAGTGTTCTCAGCAAAAAGATAGAACAACTGCGGCTTATTGGGCTTGTAACACACCCAGATATGCAAAATCATTAGGATTGAGTGGTGGTGGAAGTTTCTACTGGTAATCCGTACTCTGATATTCAAAATGATGGGTTTTTTATCCGTCATTTTGACGATCAATTAAATAATAGTGAATTGATTTGGCATAGAGATAAAAAAAACAGAGAAGTAACAGTATTAGAGGGAATGAATTGGAAATTTCAATACGATAATTCATTGCCTTTTGTACTGAGAGTTGGTGATATAATTCGTGTGCCTGCTGAAACATATCACAGGTTGATTAAAGGCACTACCGCTTTGTCATTGAAAATTAAAGAAATAGAGGAGTAATCAGATGTTAAAAACTTTTACTGGCGGTGCTTTTTCCGAAAAAGATGATATCGCCAAAATATATGAAAAAACTGTCAATGCTAAAATTGAATTAGATCCGGTTGGAAAAGAAGATTCTGATATCGATAATGATGGAGATTCAGATGATACGGATGAATACTTAGCAAAAAGAAGAAAAGCAATAAAAAAAACATTATCTAAAAATAAAAAACAAGATAAAAAAAGTGGAATTGATGAGATAAAACTATCATCTCAAAAAGATGAGGTAAAAATTTTAAAACCGACCAATGAAGAATCTGAAGAATTAGATGAAGGATCTGATTATCAATTATACCATAAAACTTTTTCTGGTGCTATGGCACATGCATATGAAATTGCAAAGAAAAAGGGATATACGGTTGATACAGATGATATTGATAAAAAAGTTGCAATGGGTCCAAAAAAACCATCGAATGGAAAAACTAATAGATATATTTTAGGAACAGATAAGAAGAAAAACTTGCATGTTCAAGTTGCTAATTTAGATGATAGAAGATATGAATTAAACATGTATATTGAGGATGTTGATTTTGATACAAATTTATCGTTTTTGGAAAATAAAGAAAATATACAAGAAAAATCCGTATCAGTAAAACAGCAAAGATTCATGGGCATGGTACGTGCTGCTCAAAAAGGTGAAAAACCTGCTTCAAAAGAAGTCGCTGATGCAGCAAACAACATGAAGAAAAAAGATGTTAAAGATTTTGCATCCACCGAGCATAAGGGATTACCTATGAAAAAAGAAGAGTCATTTGAAGAATCATATGATGTAAAAACTGCAAAAACTAAATTTGGAAAAATAACAGTTAAGAGTTTTGATAATCATGATGATGCTAAGGCACATTTGGAGACAATGAAGAAAAGAGGACACAAAGGAATAATTTCACAAAAAGGCAAACCTGTCAATGAAGAGGAAGTATTAGAAGCATGTTGGCCAGGTTATAAGCAAGTTGGCATGAAGAAAAAAGGTGACAAGATGGTTCCAAATTGTGTAAAAGAAGATTATTTACAGGAAGCAAAAATGTCAGATGCTGCAGCATTAAAAGCATTGAAGGCATTGGCAACAAATGGTAAAAATGAGAAAACTAAATCATTTGCAAATGGTGTGATTAAATTTTATGCAAAAAATAAATCATTTACACCAGACCAAATTGCTGGATTACAAAATATTATGAAAAATGCTGGATTTCAAATGGCAAAAGAAGAGTCTATGACAAAGGGTTTGTCCAAAATCAATAAATTGATGGAAAAAAGAAATCTATCGAAAGCAGGTGCAGGTGAAGAAGGAACTGATGAATTGGTCAAAAATTATAAAAAAGACACACCAGGTCAAGAAGTAACGGAAGGTTTAGCTGCATCAGGTGCCGCAGGTGGAGATGCACAAGGAACATTTACTATTCAAAATAGAGAGTATAGACATCCGTATAGAATTTTTGAAGAGTTAGTTCATTATTTAATGGGAACATCGGTAGGTGATGTAAAGAATTTATCTTATAGTTCTGTATTAGGTGAAGACAGTAATAATAAATCTATTAAATTGGTGAATAATAAATTAGGATCAACTTGTTTAATAGGTTTAGAAGATATTCAAAATTTTTATCAAAATAAAGAAATGACAATGGAACAATTTGAAGGAATGTTGGCAGAATTTGGAATTAATAAAACTGAAACTGACGAAACTGTTGCACCTCATTCTGCTAAAAAATTAGATAATGGATCTTATAGTATGGAACAGTACACAAATTATCTAACACATTCAATGAAACAACAAAGATTGTTTTAAGAGGAGAAAAAAATGTCTATTCACGGTTCTTACGATGGTATAGAATTACCTGGATCGGGTTGGTCGATATCTGCTGAAGGTTTAATTACTGGAGTCAATACAAAATTTACCCAATTGCAAGTAGGTTTTTCATTATTTTTTAATAGAGATTATGGTATGACTGGTTTGATGCCAGGACCTACAATCAATGCAAAAATAATTGAAATAATTTCAGACACTCAATTAAAGATAGAAGAATCTAAGTCGCCTAGTGATCCTGCATATGCTAGTGCATGGGATTTTGATTATAATTATAGTAGTGCCAATTTTGATATGACAGATATGCATTACCAAACTGCACCTAAATATGCCGATGAAATTTGGTTATCTCGACAGAATACCACGCCCCAACCTACTCCTGCTACACTTGCTGGCATTGATGCTACAGAAATGACGAATTTGGAATCTAATCCAATAATACCAAAACCTGCGCATACTGGGTGGAATGTTTTTAAAATGAAAGTCAGAGATGGTGTGCCACAGTGGCATACTGAAACTTTAGTTGCCGGGGGAATATCAGGCGATGCAGATGATTATTAATACATACTTAAAATTTTATTAAAGGAATTATCAAATGGTAGATGAAAACGAAAATTTAGAAACAGTAACTGAACCTGTAAAAGCAGAACCTGTAAAAGCAGAACCTGTAAAAGCAGAACCTGTAAAAGCAGAACCTGTAAAAGCAGAACCTGTAAAAGCAGCTGTTGCACCTAAAGATAATGGTGAATGGAAAGAATTAGGATTTAAATCTATGACGAGATATAGATCTTTTCAAAATAAAATAAATCAAATTCAACAAATGAATAATTAATTTTTTATTATTATGGAGTTATAATGAGTGAAAATCCTGAATTAAAATTGAGTGATTTGAAAGAAGACGATAAAATTGGTGTAGATTTTGTTCAAATTATTGAAAATAAATTTGTAGAATTGGACGAACTACACCAAGCACATTTGAAAATATTGACCGAATTAAATAATAAAAAAAATGAGATAAATAAACAAGAAGAGTCCATACAATACGAACTATCAGGTATAAATGGAGCAAAAATAGTATTAAAACAAATTTTAGAAGAAGCGAAAGATTCATAAAAGACTTAGGACGTAAATAGCATCCCCTATTTATCTCCTTTTTATCATGAACAGTCTTGGCTGAGTCCCAGCAATTTCCCTCATTTAGGAGTTTAAAACAATGGCTGATAAAAAAATGTCACAATTGGAAGAATTAGGAACTAGTTTACAATCTTCCGATATTATGCATATAGTAACAGATCCGGCTAATAATCCTGTGAATAGAAAAGGTTCTATTTCTGATATTTTTGGCACGTTGAATCATACTACAACATCATCGGAATCAACTGGTAAAACTTTTATAAATTCTAATTTTACAGTAGGTAATGGGATTGTTTATAGTGGAAATTTAACAAATATGTCTGCTAAAACAACGGTAGCACCTACGAGTAATACCTATATACCTGCAGTTTATGGTCAAAAAACAAATTTGACTGTATCTGGTGTGCAGGGTTGGTATACTGGTGATGTCATCGGGCATGAGATTGTGCTAGATGTGACAGATTCTGTAACAAGTGATAGATTTCAGGCTGCATCACATCAATATGGATTAAAAATTATGATTCAGGATAGTTCTGAAAATCGTGCAACATCACCAAGCGCTTTTATATGTTTAAATGATAGAACTGATAGCACATTAACTATGGATGAGGAAGATCCAGGAGCAGTAACAACTTTACTATCACTCGGTGACAGAAATGGTGAATACGTAAAACTCACTCAAAATGCACATTTATTTGAAGCACAGGGTGCATTGATGGCAGAAAATATGAATGCATATACAATTTTCACTGAAACTGATAATGTGGCGAAAATAAAAATTAAAGTAAATGGCAGTGACTATTATTTATTAGCAACTTCTAATAATCATTATGCACCTACTTCTTGATGTTTTTTTATTTTTAAACTTTAAGTAAATGGTAAAATGGCAGACAAAACTATCTCAAGTCTGCCTGCTCTGGCAACAGTATCAAAAGAAGATGTTCTTTTGGTTGTTGATAATCCAGCAGGCACACCTGTAAATCGAAAAATATCAATAGAAAGTTTTTTTTCTAATGTTGAACCTATAGTTTTTTTTTCTAATACACAAGGAGCTTCAACCGCAGAAACAGCATCAGTTGTTTTTAAAGGAGGTGTAGATATAAAGAAAAATTTAATTATTGATGGTGATATTGAAATTAGAGGAGCGACTGTTTCTGGAACTACAAAATTAGGTGCTGTTAGTAATGATATAACTCTGACAGATGAAAACATTTTTGATTTAGCAAATACGGCAAATCCTTTTAGAACAATTTATGTAGGAAATGTAGCATCAGGTCAATCCGGTATATTAAATGTAAATTCAAATACAACAAATTTCTATTCAAATACAAATTTCATCGGTTCAAATTTAATAATTTCTTCTCAAAATTTAAATTTACATTCAAACACATTATTCACTGCAAATGTTTATGTGAATGATACGTCTAATAAATTTGTGATTGATTCGGATAATTTAATTGTTTCTAGTGAAGTTACAATAAATGGTAATGATTTAGATATTAATTCAAATGTTAATTTAACAAAAAGTTTGACGAACACGGGTAGAATATCATTATTTGATAATGATACCTTTATCGCTAATTCGGATACTTTTTATGCCTATGGTAATTTAGTTTTAGGAATGTATGGCAATGATGGTAATCCTAAAGGTACAACGACTAATGTTTACATAAGCGGAACAAATACATACATAAAAAGTGATATAACAGTCAAAGGCACTAAAACAGAATATTTTTCAAATTTATATGTTAATTCTGTAAATACATCAATCATATCTACAAATACATACATCGATTCAAATATTTCTCAAAAAGGAATATTTACACTCGTAGGAAATGCAAAATATACTTCAAACAAATTTGAAGTCAATGGATCTAATAATTATTTCATTGGTAAATTAACAACAAAAAATGAAATTCATAATAAATCTACAGTACAATCGACCTCTAAAACAACAGGAGCTCTAAGAGTTGATGGAGGAGTTGGTATTGGTAAAAATTTAACAGTTGGAGGAAATGTTAGTGTTACCAGTGATTTTACTTTAGGTGGAAAATTAAAAATTATAGGATCAAATGCAAATGTAACTTCAAATTTACAAATAACAGGTTCTAATACTTATGTAAATTCTGATTTAATTACTTTAAAAGGTGAGAATTTTGTCATTGATAATAATACTCATTTCAAATCTCTTACAGATAGTGATAGTCCAACAACAGGATCATTAATTATCGATGGTGGAGTGGGAATTGGATTAGATACGAATATAGGCGGTAACTTACAAGTTTTAGGAAATATTCATGCTATAGGAAATATCACAGCAAATGGAGATATACAATTAGGTGATCATCCTTTTGATACTGTTTCACTTATTGGTAGAATTGATGCTGATATTATTCCTGCTCAAAATCAAGTTGTAAGTATTGGTCAAGATGGTTTAGTATTTGCAAACGGATTTTTTAGAGATGCCTATATTAAATCAAATGTGGATGTGAGTAATTCTTTACTTGTGAGAGGAAAGAGAGCCAGATTTCAAGCAAATACTGAAGCGGTGGGTCCAAATTTAACAGTTTCTGCAAATTCAATTTTTTCTGGTGATAATTTTAAAGTTTACGGTCAAAATGCACATTTGACTTCAAATATAACTATCGATTCTATTAGCACAAGAATAAATTCAAATATTTTACTATCTGGTAATACTACTGTTAGTAATGTAGTTTTTTCAGGAAAATTTACCAATGTTGAATCAAATACTGAATTCAATTCATCTTATTTGAATATTAATTCAAACGTAAATATTACAAACTATTCCACTATTATCAATAGTGATGTCAATATAAACGGTGAATTGAGTTTTGGACAAAATGGTTCATCAAATAATATTATAATTTATGGAAATACCACTGGTGAAAAAATAAAATATGATGCAACTAGAGAAGAATTAATATTAAATACAAAATTAATTACTAATATTCCTGTTGAGACTGAGAACTCTTTAACACTTAGTAATAATCATTCAATAATTTTTAAGCAAAAGTTTATACAACAGGATTCAAATTCGATAGAAGGTAAATTTTTAACAGAAGATGGAAATGACCTATTTGTTTTAGAAGATTCATCGACAGATGGTATCTTTTCAACAGAACACGGATTAAATTTTAGGTCTAAAAATTTTTTAATGGGTGTTGGTGAAATAAATACAGGATACGGTTCTTCAGGAATTTTAATATTAAATAATGGCAGAATTCCCTACAATATTGCTAATTTGCCTATCGGACAATCTCATCTATACTCCAAACAAGAAAATATTAAAAATAGCAATGATCAGGTTGTTGCAAACGGTTCTTATTTTCATACATTAAGTAATGATGGTTATGAAACTGTTTTAGGTATACATAATAGTGACGGTGATTTAGAATTAATGTCTAGAAATTTATCTACTGGACAAACTTATAGACTAAATATATTTGAACTTGCAAGAGTTGTTGAAACTTTAAATGGTCAAATTGAGGGTACATATTTAAAAGAGGAGTAAAAAATAATGGATGTTGAAGTTTTTAAAAGTGAACTTGAAAAATTAAATAAAGATAGAGTATCTATTGATAATAGAATTGTTCAATTGAGAGAAGAATTGATTTCTTTAGAGAAAAATAAAGATGTATTGATAGGTGCTATACAAACTTGTAACTATTTTTTAAAATTGTCTGAAGATTCTAAAGCAAAAAATGATGCGGAAAAAGTAAAAGAAGAATTACCGTCTGAAAAAACTGAAGAGAATGTTTGATGATTTAAACGATGATAATTTTTTGCTATATGCGATGAAATATTATAACAATCCTCAATGTTTATCTGAAAAAGATTTTCATGATGATTTAAAAATTTTAAAGTATATTAAAAGATTGATAAATAGATATTTAATAACTGGAGATTTAAAAGATAGATTAATTTTAAATCATTTAATCATGATGGGGAATATATTCCCCATTTTTGCTGCTGTAAGAATATTATTCTACAAGATGCCAGAAAACTCCTGGCCAGTTTTAAAAACTTTTTTAATTTATTTGAATTATATGCCTAAATTTGTTGAAAAGATAAATGGTAAAAGTATATATACTGATGATATAGAAGTTGATTTAAAAGTTGTAAAAATTTTAAGAGAAATATAAAAAAATGTCAGCAATTAGTGCTATAGGAAATATTTACTTTGTTTATCAATTTATAAAAAAATTAGTAACACCTTTTGAGGAAACAGATGCTTTTAAATTAGGCATTATTGATGAAAATGGTAAAGTTCTTAGAAAAAGATCTTCATTGACAAAAACAAATGAAAAAGAAGCATATACTCTAACTGATACTTTAATATTTAATTTGAAAAAAATATTAGCAAAAGTTCCAGGTGGAGGATCAAAATTTGCCACATTTGCAGCTGCATTATTTTTGATTAAAGAAAATAAAAATGTAAATCATTATTTAGATCAAACATATCTTATGAATGAATTCACTTTGTTTTTGCATGAGTGTGAAAAGAATTCAAATGAAGTTGAACTAATGATGGAAAATTTTGATAACAATGAAAAATATATTAATGAAACAGGTTTAGCGGTAGGAGGAGGACACATTGCAGGATTAGGAGTTGAAAATCCAAACAATCCTAATCAAGCGGAACCGGGTAGGAAAAAAAGAAAAAAATTCGCTAATGCCACTGTTTTTGAAGTTGACACTGAAAGATATATGAGGGCAAGATTAGGTAAAAAGAAGTATGTAAGATATGAGAAATATGTAGGTAATGATGAGATTGGTGAGGATATCAGAAATTTTGCAATAAATAATCCTAAAGAACCTATAATATTACAAGATAAAACATCTGGATACATGATGTATTTAAGATATGGAAAAAAATAATATGGAAATTGAAGATTTGCTTTCTAATATTGAAGATTTAAATTTTGAAGATGAATCATTAGATAGTTCTGATGTATTATTTTCCGTACTAGGATTGGCTGCAGGTGTCGCAGCAGGACCCGTTGGAATGACAATAGTAGCATCATTATCTAAGGCAAAGCATTTAAACCAAACATTGAATATGATAATAAAATTGATAAAAAATATTTGCGATGATCCGAATATAAATATTGACAATTCATATTTCAGAGAAATCTTGAAAGAAGAATTGGATCATAATCAATTTAAAATTTTACAAAAGGTATCAAAAATGAATAATATTAATTTGGTTGATGTTCCAGTTGATGAAAGGTGGGCATAATGGCAGTATTCAAAGAAAATATAGATGTTGTAAATCCAGAAGGTGATTTTTCTAATGATTCTAGAAAATCAGAAATAACATTTTATGGTTTTTTGAATCAAGATCAATCGTTAGATGATGCATTTACAGGCATAGGTATTACTGTTTACACAGATGCTGATAATTCGAATCCTTTAAATGATGGTGTTTTTAGTGGTCAATTTAATGGTATTAGTGGAGCTACTCCTACTTTTACAGTTGAAATTGATTCAGTAGGTGGTTCTGCTGATACATTCAAATGGTCTAAGGATGGTTTTGCGACTACATTAGCGTCAACTGTTCCAATCACTACTAATTTACAATCTTTGTCTGATGGTGTTTTGATCAAATTTGACAATCTGACAGGTCATAGTGTTGGAGACCAATTTGAAATGACTGTTCTTGCTACAACCTCACAACCTCATGAGATGGGAAAATTGAGAACAGTTCATGAAGGTGCGGCAGATGATCATAAATCTTCTTTGAGTTTAACAATAAATAATGATGGCTATCCTACTGAACCTGTTTTCTCAGGAACAGGTTTAAATGATTTATCTTTTGGTGGAAGATACAATAATAACAATAAAGAATTGGTCAGATTAGGTTATTATGTCAAAATAGATTCTACAGGAACTCCAGATACTTTTTCCTGGTCTAAAGACAATTTTTCCACAACAGAGGCAACATCAGTTAGTATAACTGGTTCCGCACAAACCTTAGAGCATGGTATTACGGTAACTTTTGCCGCTACAACGGGTCATACCTTAAATGATGTTTGGACAAGTTTTGTATATGATGATGCGATAAAGATTTTTTCAAATAATTTAGTAAAATTTTCTTCGGATAAAGTGCAGGCAGGAGGAGCAATTCTTTCTTTTAAGGTGTATGATGTCAACGGTAATTTATTGAATGGCGTATGAAAACTGTTAATGATCCTAAGATTTTATTATTGAAAAAATATGTTTGGTCGATGATGTTGAAAAATAAAGTTAAAGATGTAAAGAATATCTATCAATTCGCATATGCGAATGGATTGAATGATGAAGAAATTTCAAAAGTTTTTAATGAATTAAATTTTTAATTGACTAAATCTCAAATATGTGATATTATGTACTGATAATAATTTTAAAGAGGTACATTATGTCCATGTTTGTTGATATTAAATATTTGAACATGCTTTCGAATAGATTTTTACTATTCAAGCAAAAGCACGAATTTTTATGGAATTTTCGTTGTCCAATTTGTGGAGATTCTCAGAAAAAACTCACCAAAGCTAGAGGTTACGTTCATCGTAAAAAAAATGATCTTTTTTATAAATGCCATAACTGTGGAATAGGTCTCACATTTTCTAATTTTTTAAAAAAAATAGATATCAATCTTCATTCCGAATATATTATGGAAAGATATAGAAATGGTGAAAATGGTCATAGCAATTATGAAAAACCTACATTTAAATTTAAAACTCCAGTATTTAAATCAGAGAAAAAATTAGACATTGATCTTCCTTGCATTTTTGAACTTGATGATAATCATCCTTGTAAAAAATATGTTTCATCCAGAAATATAAATCCCAGTAAATATAAATATCTTTACTTTGCTCAAAACTTTAAAGAATGGGTCGAGAGTTTAAATCTTGACAATTCATATGAACTTATCAATAACGATCCAAGATTAGTAATACCCTTTATAGATGAGCAGGGTAACCTAATTGCAGCGCAAGGTAGGTCAATAGATAAAAAATCTAAACTTAGGTATATTACTATAAAAGTAAAAGAAGATGCGCCTAAGATATTCGGATTAAATACTTTGGATCGTTCTAAAACAATATATGTAGTCGAAGGGCCGATAGATTCACTATTCGTAGAAAATTCAATTGCTGTGGCAGGGGCGGATTTATCAACTAGCATTAATTTTTTAAATGATTCTGATTTGGTTTTTGTTTATGATAACGAAAAACGAAATAAAGAAATCATTAAAAAAATGGAAAAAAATATTTCTCAGGGACAAAAAATAGTTATTTGGCCCAATAATATTTTATATAAAGATATAAATGACATGATATTACATGATATTGATGTCATGAAAATATTAAAAGAAAATACTTTTAGTGGACTGCAGGCAAAAATGAAACTTGTAATATTTAAGGTGTAATATGTTGAAAATTTTAGTTATGGGGTTACCCGGTGCTGGTAAAACTACTTTGGTTAATGAGTTAAAAAAACATCTAACATTTGATCATTATAATGCTGATGAAATTCGTAAAAAATATAATGATTGGGATTTTTCAGGTGAAGGTAGGAATAGACAAGCATTGAGAATGTCTGTATTGTCCAATGAATCTGTTAATTCAGGTAAAATTGCTATTTGTGATTTTGTGTGTCCTACTAAAGATTTGAGAAATGTTTTTAAAGCAGATTTTATTGTATGGATTAATACGATAGATTCTGGTAGATTTGAAGATACGAATAAAATTTTTGAACCTCCTATCAATCCTGATTATATTATAGAAAAACAGGAATGTGAAGTAGAAGCACCAAAACTAGCCTCAGTTATTATGAAAAAAATAAAAGAGAAGAAATATCCTCACAATTGGAATAATCAGCATCCAACAGTTCAAATGTTGGGCAGATGGCAACCATGGCATGAAGGACATAGATGGTTATTTGAACAAGCATTGAAAAAAACTGGTCAAGTGAATATTATGATTAGAGATGTCGCAGGAGTAGGTGAAAATGTTTTTGATTTTTCTCAGGCCGAAAAAATAATACATGATGATTTGAGAGAAAAATTTCATGGTCAATATATTATAACTAAAGTTCCTAATATCGTTGATATTTCGTATGGACGTGGTGTTGGTTATTCTTTTACTGAACATGTTCCTCCGCAGAAAATTCATGATATTTCTGCTACTAAAATTCGAAAAGAAATGGGAGTTAACGTATGAGCATTTTAGGTGAAATTAAAGTTCATCAACATGGATTTGTCAGATTATTAGAAGTTATGGGTTCTGATCAAACTATTGAAGAATCTGCTAGAATTAGTTATGGGGAAGGGACTAGAAAAACGAGTGAAATTAGAAATTTGATCAGATATTTAATGAGACACAAGCATACATCTCCATTTGAAATGGCTGAAGTGAGATTTCATTTAAAAATGCCGATATTTGTCATGAGACAATTAGTTAGACATAGAACCGCTAATATAAATGAATATTCTGGTAGATATTCAATAATGAGTGATGATTTTTATTTGCCCAGTGAAAATTCCGTAAATGAACAATCTCCTGTAAATAATCAAGGTCGAGGTGAATTAATTGATGATTTTAATAGAAATTTAGTCTTAGGGTCTATGTCAGCCGTCAATGATATGGCACATCACACATATAAAAGAATAGTTGATCCTCAACCTACAGACGGTTTTAGTGATACATTTAGGGGTGTTGCTAGAGAATTGGGTAGAACTATTTTACCAGTGTCAAATTATACTGAAGTAATTTGGAAATCAGATTTACATAATTTTTTTCATATGATTAAGTTGAGAACAGATCCTCATGCTCAGGAAGAAATTCGTGATTTTGGTAATGCTATGTATGAATTGGTAAAACCATTTTTTCCTTTAAGTTGTGAGGCATTTGAAGATTTTAATTTGAATTCAGTTACATTCAGTGGTCCTGAAATGAAATTTCTTAAAAAATGGATTGTAGGAGATTTCGCAGAAGAATCATCATGGGAAGATTATATTATTGATGGTTATTATGGCGAATTAATGAATTTGAAAAAAAATAAAGAAACCATTAGTTTAGAAGATGCTGAAAAATTATTACGTGAAGAATATGGATTCTCAAAAAGAGAATTGAAAGAGTTCAAGAGCAAAATTTCAAAAGAATAAATAAAAAGTCACTAAAAATTTATTATTGTTAAGGAGTTAAAACAATGCCATTACCGACCGAATATCAGAGATTCATTCACTTATCCCGTTATGCAAGATGGAACTATACTTTAAATAGAAGAGAAACATGGGAGGAAACCGTTGAAAGATACTTTAAATTTTTTGCGGAACATTTGGATGAAAATCACAACTATAAATTAGAAAACGGAACAAGAACAGAATTAGAGCAAGCCGTTAGGGAATTGAAGGTTATGCCTTCAATGAGATGCCTAATGACAGCTGGAGAAGCATTAAAAAAAGAAAATGTTGCAGGATACAATTGCTCTTATGTAAAAATCGATTCTCCACGTTCTTTTGATGAAATACTTTATGTTTTGATGAACGGAACTGGGGTCGGTTTTAGTGTTGAGAAAAATTATGTAGATAAACTCCCAGTGATAGCAGAGGAATTTTTTCCTACCGATACCTGTATTGTAGTGGCAGATAGTAAATTAGGTTGGGCAAAGGCATTGAGGGAATTAATTTCACTTCTTTACGATGGATTAGTTCCTCAGTGGGATGTGTCAAAGGTTCGTCCGGCAGGCACTCCTCTAAAAACATTTGGAGGAAGAGCATCAGGACCAGAACCTTTACAAGACTTGTTCCGTTTTATTACGGAGATATTTAAAAATGCCGCAGGAAGAAAACTTAAATGCATCGAAGCACACGACATCGTATGTAAAATTGCTGAAATTGTGGTGGTTGGAGGTGTTAGGAGGTCTGCTCTTATTAGTCTTAGTGATCTTACAGATGAGCAAATGCGTCACGCTAAGTCAGGAAATTGGTGGGAACAAAATGCCCAAAGAGCTCTCGCAAACAACAGCGTTAGTTATAAAGAAAAACCAGACGTTGGAACTTTCATGCGAGAGTGGCTCGCCCTTTATGATTCAAAATCTGGAGAAAGGGGCATATATAATGCAATGTCTGCGATGAAACAAGTAGAATCTTTAAATGTTGATGAAGAACAAAGACGAGAACCTAGATCTGATTTCGGAACCAACCCATGTTCGGAAATTATCCTTAGATCAAGAGAATTTTGCAATTTATCCGAGGTTGTAATTCGAAAAACTGATAACTTAGAATCATTGAAAAATAAAGTAAAAGTTGCAACAATTTTAGGAACGTTTCAATCAACATTGACAAATTACAAATATCTCAGTAAAGAATGGAAGCGCAACTGTGATGAAGAAAGACTCTTGGGTGTTAGTTTAACTGGCATCATGGATAATGATCTTACTAATGGAAAAAAAGGTAAGAAAAAATTGACAGAGGCACTTGAAGAGTTGAGAGAAGTTGCCGTACAAACAAATAAAGAATGGGCGGAAAAATTGGGTATTAATCAGTCTGCCGCAATTACATGTGTAAAACCATCAGGCACAGTATCACAATTAGTTGATAGTGCATCTGGAATTCATGCAAGACACAATGATTATTACATCAGAACTGTTAGAGCAGACAATAAAGATCCGTTGTGTAAATTTATGAAAGATGCGGAATTTCCTAATGAACCAGATGTAATGAAACCACAGCATACAACAGTATTTTCATTTCCAATGAAATCTCCTGAAGGATGTGTTATGAGAAACGATATGACTGCCATTGAACAGATGGAATTGTGGCTGGCATATCAGACGCATTGGTGTGAACATAAACCTTCTGTTACTATTTCTGTTAAAGAAGATGAATGGCCGGAAGTAGGATCTTGGGTTTATAATCATTTTGATAGAATTTCAGGAATTTCTTTCCTACCTTTTAGTGAACATACATATCGCCAAGCACCATATCAAGATTGTACAGAAGAGGAATATTTAAATGCTCTAGATACAATGCCTAAGAACGTTGATTGGACTAAACTTGCTGAATTTGAGAAAGAAGATTTTACGGTTGGATCTCAAGAATTGGCATGTAGTTCTTCATCTGGAGGTTGTGAAGTCGTAGATTTATAATTTTTTCATCAGGGTTTTTTCGGAAACCCTGATACATAAATATAATAGAATTTTAAAATTATATTGCCAGAATTATAAAGGAAAATATGGATTGGAAATCAATCGAACCGTTGTTCGTGACATCTATCATCGGTCTAGTTGGTTGGTCATTGGTCGAAATTTCTAATTTAAAAGTTTCTACAGCTAAAATTGAAACTGAACTTAACTATGTCAAAGAAAGTATAAAAACAATTGCAGGTGATATAAGACAAATAAAAATAGAATCTATTGGATCAATAGATACAAAAAATCAATATATTCCTGTGTCAGAACCACCAAAATCAAATGTTATAAATACGTCCTATGAATGATGATGAAATTTTAGAAAAAACTATAGTATCTCTAGACGAACACACTCCAGAAACCGCAGAACAAATAATACAAAAATGGAAATACAAAGTACACTCTTTTAAAGTAAACCATATTTTGTATTCACACATTGGTAAAAATCATCGAAATATTTTTTGTGATTATAAATTGTATGATATACCGAATACTATGTGTAAAGTTATCGAAAATTTGATAGATACTGGCGCTGATATGGTGACAATTAATATGAATAATAATATTAAATCAATGGAAGCAATATCACAATATGCAGAAGATATTAAATTATTAGGTGTAACTGTGTTAACAAGTTGGGACCATAATGATCCATACTTTATACATAAACAACAAATTGGTGATATGTATGAAAGAAGTTTATGGATGATGGAAAAATATGGTTTTTGGGGAATGATATGTTCAGCTAAAGATATTAAAATGTTTAAAAAAACAAAGTTAAAAAAAATTACACCAGGAATTAGATTTAAAGATGATTTATTGGGTGATCAAGTCAGAGTAACTACACCAACTGAAGCATTTGAAAAAGGATCTGATTTTTTGGTGATGGGAAGAAGTTTTTTAAAATATTTAAATAATGAAGTAAAGGAGAAAAATGATTAAACATGAATTGGATTTTAGTGAAGGTAATTACATTATAGGACATTTTACATATCCTAAATGTCCATCATGTGAACAGGCAAAAGAATTGTTGAGAGAAAAAAATATACAATATATGTTTATACAAGCAGATAAAAAGCTATTCGGCAAAGTCATGGGCGTTACAAAATCAACATCAGTTCCTCAAATTTTTATGGACGGAGAATATATTGGGGGATATGATGAATTAGAGGAATTTTTAGAAAAATAAATTCATGCAAATAGATTATATCAGTGATATCCATATGGATACCTGGGATGATGATTTAAATTGGAAAAAAACAAAAAAGAGTGATCATTTAATTATTGCGGGAGATGTTGCTGATAAATATGATGATATAAAATATACATTAAAAGCATTAAGTAATCTATATCAAAAAATATATTATGTGGATGGTAATCATGAATATGCTACCATGAGATTTGCTTATCAGGAACAAAAAGACAATATAAGAAATATTTGTAAAGAATTAAATAATGTTCATTTTTTACCCGATAGTCCTGTTATAATAAATGACATAGGTATTGTAGGAGTATGTGGTTGGTGGACTTTTGACTTTTCTGGTTGTGATGCGAAATTTTGTATAGACTGGTTATCAACAAATAGTAAAACTTGGCATGAGTTTGAACATGTTAAATATAAAGTTGATTCTGATTTGATATATTATTTTTTTAACAAATTAGCAATAAATGATTATAATTCTTTAAAGAAAAATATTAATCATATATACGATAAAGTAAAAAAAATAATAGTAGTTACACACACGGCATGTAATACTAAAACTACGGTGAATACATATTTCACAGGTGAGGATATTAGAGGATTATTTGGTAATAGTCATATGATGAATTTGGTAGCACAATACAAAAAAATTAAAGTATGGATTAATGGTCATTGTCATGTGAAAAAATGTATAACTGAATTTGAAGTCCAATTTCTAAATAATCCTAGAGGAAGACCCTGGGATTGTTCGACTCAAGAATATAAAATCGATACCTTAACAATTTGAAATAAATAATAATAATATATGATAGAATTAAGTCCCTGCATTAAAGTTTGCAAATTAAGTGACGATAAAATTTGTGTGGGATGTGGAAGAACAATAGATGAAATTATGAATTGGAATATATATGACGAAAATATCAAAAGAGAAATTAAATTCAAAGCAAGAAGTAGAACCACACAAAAAAATTTTAAATTTGATGATGAATGAAATTCTTTTTGTATTAAAGGATGAGATAGAAAAAGTTGAATATACTATAACTGATATTAAAAATCATCCTCGACCTGATGTAGAATTCATGACAATGCCTATAAAATTAAAGTGTTATCAGGATGGAATTAAATTTGCTTTTAAAATTATTAACAAATATAAGGAAATAGAAAGTGATAAAAAATAATGGAAAATAGTATAAAAATAGATTGTCATTTCTGTTCAAAAAATTATGAGATATTGTATGAAAATGATACTCAAAGACCTGAATATTGTGCTTTTTGCGGTGAGATAATAGAATTAGTTGAAAGTGATGAAGATGATAATTGGGATAATTAAAAATTGTATATTGTAGGAATTGATTATTCATTGACAAGTCCGGCACTAACGGAGTTTTATGGAACTGATTGGAATTATAATATGGGCATTATTAGTCATAGTTGTTTGGCTAGTAATGAACGACAGAGGATCAGGTGGTCCTCCATCTCCGGTATAGATATTAAACTTTATCCGATTTATGATGGAGACATCAAGAGATATAATAAATTGTCTGAATGGGTTTTTGATAGAATAGTATTGCATAATAGGCGACCGGAATTTGTTTTTATAGAAGATTATGCTTATGCGGCAACCGGAAAAGTTTTTAATATAGCAGAAAATATGGCAATATTAAAAAATATGTTAACTACTGTCGGTTTAAAATATTTTATGATACCTCCTACCGTAATTAAAAAATTCGCTACTGGTAAAGGCAATGCTAATAAAGAGAAGATGTACGATAGTTTTTTAATTGACACAAAAAGAGATTTAGAAAAAGAGTTTAACATAAAAAAAGATAAAAATCCTATCTCTGATATTGTTGATTCTTATTGGTTATGTAAGTATGGATTTTTTAAGTTAAAGGAGTAGATGGCAACAATACCAGAAGAATATTCAGATTTTGATTTTGGATTTTCGGCAGTTGATGATGAGGAGTATAAGGCAAAAACTGCAGAAGTAGAACAAAAAATAGTTGAAATTGAAACAAAATCAGAGAGTATAGTTAATTTAGAGAAAAAAATTGATACTGCGATTAAAGAATTAAGTTATAAGAAAGAATATTTAGAAGAAAAATACCGTGAAGACATGCAAGAAATAGAAAAATTAATATTACCTTTATTATATAATTTAATGAAAAATCCTGAAAAAGATTATATATATTGGCCAAATCGTGAATCAATAATTACTAAACAAATAGAAAAAATTAAAGATATAACAAATGATTTGGATTAAAAATGCCAACAACAGAACTTAACTTCAAATCAACCAATCATACATGGACTATAAAAGCAGAGGATGCGGGATATACTGGATATCCTAATAGTGGTCAGTTATCTTTTTATAATGGTGCAACTAAGTTGTGGGGATTGAATGAGAGTGGGTGGATTCAGAATCCAAATACACCTTCATTTTCCGTTGGGATGATTTCCAGCCCTTCTGATGCTAATGGTTCAATC